CCGGTTGTTGAGGAGCGATACTCAGAGAAAACTGGTAAACGGCTCAAGGATAAGGTCACTGTATTCAACGTTGGTTCAAGACAGCAAGTGGCCGACAGGCTTACAGCTAAGGGCGCAGTATGGTCGGCAGTCACTACGACGGGCAAACCTGTTGTTGATGAGAAGACGCTTAAAGAGAATCATCATGTTCCCGAAGCGCAACAAGTACTGGAATACCTGTTACTCCAGAAGCGACACTCCCAAGTAAAATCCTGGCTAGAACACGTAAAGCCAGACGGAAGGGTACATGGGAGAGTTATCAGCAACGGTGCTGTTACTGGCAGAATGACACACCAGAACCCAAACATGGCACAAGTTCCTTCATCTAGTTCCCAGTACGGTGAAGAGTGTCGAAGGTGCTGGACTGTACCGGACGGTTACAAGTTAGTCGGTGCAGACGCCAGTGGATTGGAACTACGGATGCTCGCACACTACATGGGCGACGAGGAGTTTACAGATGTCTTACTTAGAGAAGACATTCACACCAGAAATCAACTGGCTGCTGGACTTGCAACAAGGGCTCAGGCAAAAACTTTCATCTATGCTTTCCTTTACGGAGCAGGAGATGCCAAGATCGGAAGCATCGTCGGAGGATCTGCTAAAGATGGCAACCAGCTTAGGACACGCTTTCTACGAAACACACCTACTCTTGAAACTTTACGAGACAGAGTTGGACAGGCTGCTAGGAAAGGTTACCTCGTCGGACTCGACGGAAGAAAGCTCTGGGTCCGATCAGAACACAGTGCATTAAACACGCTGCTTCAAGCGGCTGGTGCGGTTGTAATGAAGAAAGCTCTTGTTCTTCTGAACCTTCACGCGACGGAGCACAACATCAACTTCAAGTTAATAGGCAATATACATGACGAGATACAATCGGAGGTGGTTACAAAACAAGCAGAGAAGTTCGGCTGGCTCGCAGTCGAGTGCATCAAGGCGGCTGGCATTTCATTTTCACTCCGCTGTCCACTCGACGGAGAATATCAAATCGGAAACACTTGGTCGGAGACACACTGACATGGAAAACTACGAAATGTTTGACAACGAAGTTGAAACAGATAACACTGTAGAGATGAACAGGTCACGCAAGGGAGACTTAGCTGAACACAAAGCAGTCACTTGGCTGTGGGAGCAAGGGTACGAGGTGTTCCTTAACTGTGGCTGTAGTGGTCCCATTGACATAGTGGCGTACAAAGACGGAGAGTGTACTTTAATCGACGTTAAAACTACACAGAGAGAGTACCGACCAAACAAAGGAGATTGGCGAATAGGAATAAAAAGAACAGACGAACAAAAAGAAAACAACATCGTGTTCTTGTCCTACAACCCAGAGTCAGGCGACTTCTACTGGATCAACCATAGGGATTAACATGGAAATTTACTCGCTAGTAAACGACATCTACAAAACTGTTTCAACTAAAGAACCAGCAGAGGGTGTCGATCTGTACGACGAGATTGATCGCTTTGGTGAGAACTGTAAGCGGCTCATGGCAAACTTGTTCACAGAGAAACGTGACGGACGTACGATTAGAATGTCAAACATCGGGCGTGATGACCGTTACTTGTGGAACGTGGTTAATAATCCTGAAGTCGCAGAAGAACTGACGCCCAACACACACGTTAAGTTTATGTACGGACATCTGATAGAAGAACTGCTGTTGTTCTTGACTAGACTAGCAGGACACGAGGTTACTGATGAACAGAAGAAGTGCGAAGTCAACGGTGTTACGGGCAGCATGGACTGCAAAATTGACGGTGTTGTCACTGATGTTAAGAGTGTGTCCACTTTTGGGTTTAAGAAATTCAAGGACGGAAGTCTGGCTTATGATGATCCGTTTGGATACGTTGCTCAGATTAAAGGGTACGGATATTCCGAAGGTGAAACTAAGTTCGGATGGCTTGCGATGGACAAGCAGAACGGACACTTAACTTACCTGATGTACGACTCTTCCGACACGCAAGCCCCTGTTCACGAGAAGATAGGGTACGACGTAGGCGAAAGGATTGACCGTATCAAAGAGGTTGTTCAACAAGAGGAGCCGCCGAAGCACTGCTACGAACCAGTAGCTGACGGCAAAAGCGGTAACATGAAACTGGCAGTCGGTTGCTCTTACTGCCCTTACAAGAAAGTTTGTTGGCCTGACGTTCGAGGATTTGCCTACGCTAACGGCCCACGTTACTTAGTGGAGGTGGCTAATGAACCGCAAGTCCCAGAAATCGAAATTAGGTAAGTACAGATCAGGGTTTGAAAAAGATGTCGGGCAACAGCTACAACCATTTGGTTTTAAGTACGAGCCGTGCCAAGTTCCGTACAGGATTGAACGAAAGTACACACCAGATTTCGTGTACGAACAAGGAGGAGTCACGTACTACATTGAGTGCAAAGGGTACTTCAGGGCAGGAGATACACAAAAATACCGATCAGTTAAAAACTGCTTGGGCGAAAACCAGGAGTTAATCTTTGTGTTGATGAACGAAAACCAGAGAGTAAACAGAGGGAGTAAACTTACTATGGCTGGTTGGTGTGACAAACACGAGATTTTGTGGTACAATATAGATACGTTACAGGAGTTAGTCAGTTATGTCTCTGACACTAGAAGAAATTAAAGAACGGCTGCTTCATCTTTACGACCCAGATGATTTGATAGAGGCGTTACAGATTTCAGCAGAGGATATACTTGACAGGTTTGAGGATAAACTCCTACGAAAGCTAGACAATTTTCAAGAAGAGTTGGAGGAAATGAATGAGTATTGATGACGCTACGCCTGAAGAGTGGGACAGAGTTAGAACTGTCAGCGGAAAACTGTACCACCCACAGGATAAACACAACTCTGTGACACAGCCCGATCACTACAACAGGGGAGCGATAGAAGCCATCGAAGCAATCAAGGCGTCCATGCACCCGCAGGAATACAAGGGGTATCTCAAGGGCAACTGCCTGAAGTACCTTTGGAGGTACGAGTACAAGAACGGCGTAGAGGATCTCAAGAAAGCACAGGTCTACTTAGGCTGGTTAATCAAGGAGGTAGGCCCGTGAAAGTAGTAGAAGGTAAGTTTGGTAACAAAGATCAAGAGAAGGACGAAATCACAACATCAGAGTTTCTGTCTGCGTTTGTAGTCAAAGCACTAAAACACGAGGAAGAGGGGCGGAAGGTAAAGGTAGCTGTCATTATGTACGAAGACGGTGAGATGTTTGAAGTAGCGTCCAACGAGCAGTACCCTGACGGAGTATACATGTTACTTCAGATGGCGGCACAAGCAATCATTAACGAAACGCTAGGAGTAACTGAATGAAAGCAACAGACGCTACAATTAAAAGAGCATCTAACGGATACATAGTAGAGTGGTACGAAAACGACAGCTTTGTAACCATACACGCTACCTTTGAAGAAGCAGTAGCACAACTACAGAAAATCTTTGGGGAGGCATGATGGACGCATACCAACAGTACATACACAAGTCACGGTACGCTAGGTACTTACCAGATGAGAAGCGTAGGGAGACTTGGGAAGAAACAGTCAGCCGGTACGTAAATTTCTGGGGTGACGATCTGCCAGAGACTGCACGTAAGGAAGTGTACGAGGCTATCCACAGCCTAGACGTAATGCCTTCCATGCGAGCACTGATGACCGCAGGAGAGGCACTGGAGCGCGACAACGTAGCAGGGTTTAACTGTAGTTACCTACCGATAGATCACCCGAAAGCGTTTGACGAACTGATGTACGTCTTGCTTTGTGGTACAGGCGTAGGTTTTAGTGTTGAACGGCAGTACGTACAGAAATTACCAGAAGTAGCAGAGGAGTTCCATGAAACCGATACAGTTATTAATGTGGCGGATTCGAAGATCGGATGGGCGAAATCGTTTAGGGAGTTGGTATCACTGCTCTATTCAGGTCAGGTTCCCAGATGGGACGTTAGCAGAGTACGACCTTCAGGTTCCCCGCTCAGGGTTTTTGGAGGTAGAGCATCGGGTCCAGAGCCTTTGCTCGAACTGTTCCGATTCACAGTTGACCTCTTTCGGGGAGCGGCTGGACGAAAACTTAGCTCCATTGAATGCCACGATCTTTGCTGCAAGATTGCTCAAATCGTCGTCGTTGGAGGAGTCAGACGATCAGCACTTATCAGTCTCTCCAATCTCACAGATGACAGACTCCGACGATGTAAGCACGGGCAGTGGTGGGTAGATAACCCTCAACGTGGGCTGGCTAACAACTCTGCCTGTTACACAGAGAAGCCAGACTTTGAGGCTTTCTTAAATGAATGGACCAGTTTATATGAATCACGATCCGGTGAGCGAGGTGTCTTTTCTCGAGTGGCTAGTCAAAAGCAAGCTGCAAGAAACGAGCGACGAGATGCTACCTACGATTTTGGAACTAATCCATGTAGTGAGATCATCCTCCGACCCTACCAATTCTGTAATCTATCGGAGGTTGTTGTCAGGTCAACCGATACGCTCGCAAACCTCAAACGAAAAGTACGGATTGCGACTATCCTTGGAACTTTACAGGCTACCTTGACTAACTTCCGTTACCTACGAAACATCTGGAAAACAAACACAGAAGAGGAAGCACTGCTTGGTGTGTCGCTGACAGGTATCATGGATCACCCCATGCTGTCAGGAAGAGGAGACAAGAATGAACTTAAGAAGTGGCTCAGAGCTATGCGACAGGAAGCCATCAAGACTAACAAGGAGTGGGCTAACCGATTGGGTATCAACGTGTCTACTGCTATTACCGCTGTTAAGCCTTCGGGTACTGTTAGTCAGTTGGTCGATAGCGCTTCTGGTATCCATCCTCGTTATTCTGCACAATACATTCGGCGTGTACGTGCAGATGCTCGTGACCCACTTTGCGCTGTCTTAGAAGAAGCGTTTGGTGAGAACCCTGAAATCATCTTAGACTACGACTCAAACGACAACCCAATTAAGTTTAAGTTTGTAGAGCAAGATATAACTAGCCCAACCACAAAAGTATTCTCGTTTCCTATTGCCTCGCCTAAAGATGCAGTAACGGCTAATGAGATGGGAGCTATGGAACAGCTAGAACTGTGGGAGATTTACCAGGATGAATGGTGTGAACACAAGCCGTCGATGACTTGTTACTATCGTGACGATGAGTTCTTGGAGGTAGGACAGTGGTTGTACAACAAGTTCGATAAGGTATCTGGTATCAGCTTCCTGCCGTATTCGGATCACACGTACCAGCAAGCACCGTACGAGCCTGTTGATAAGAAGACGTACAACCAGTTGGCTAAAGACTTCCCAAAGGAAATATCGTGGGATATAGAAGAGGCCAGCGACATGACCGAAGGATCACAACAACTGGCCTGTACAGGGAACAACTGCGAGTTATGACATAAACAGTATGGAGTAACCCTCGTGTTTGCCTACGTCCTCTGGCTTGTCTTTCGGGTCATGGGACGTAGGTATTCCTTCCTTCTGCATTTTCTTGATGCGATCTTTGGAACGCTGACACATAGAGTGGTAGTCAATAGATGTGTAACTTACTGTGTGGTCTTTGTCGTTCATTGGTTAGTCCTTAGTCAATGTAATCTTCAA